AGAAGCTCAAATCATACAGCTAATTAAAGATCGATATAAACACCATTACGGACTTGAGATGGGATTGTTATATCAAATGTATTTTTCTAAGATAGTTATGAAACTATCTAGATTAGCCATTACGCCTGATCATTTAGATAGCTGGAGAGATATTGCCGGTTATGCACGCCTTGTTGAATTACACTTACTAAAGAGAGTAGAAAATGCCAAAAATCCATAAAAACGATATGAAAAATCTTCAGCCAATGCACACCACTCTGAAGTTTGGTAAGAAGCCTGAATCAATTCAGTTTATGAACCAATTGGAATGCATTGATGTGAAAATTGTGCATGCGCCAACAGTTGCAGAATTTCGTAAAACTATATCCGTCTTTCTATTAAACACATGGAATGACAAAATCCAATGGGATTTTCCAGAGGATCAAATTGATCAAACCATTGATGAGTTATTTCGTTATGAACTGCTACCTACTGCCATGGAGACGATCAACATCACTTGGTCGGTTAATGGTATGGATATGATTGACACAACTCATTTAATACGCCATCGTCTGTTTAGTTTTGCGGCCCAAGTTCATGGTGATAGGGATATGCGAGACGATCGAGTAATGGTTAAACCAGGGATTATGGCAAATGCTGATTTTTTCGAAAGATACAAACAAATTACTACGATGGCTCGTGATCTCTATGTTGACATGCTTGATAGCGGTCTTGTACATGGTCTTGACACTCGGACTATTATGCCTCGCAATTTTGAGCACTTTTATATGGTACGCTGCACAATTAAAGATCTTATTGGCTACTGCATTATGCGCGGTGATGAGCAAATTCAAACGACCGTAGATAACATTATTGCCATGAAATTATGGTTAGAGATCTTAAAGATTTATCCGTTCCTTAAAGGATTGGTTGACTTCCGTAAGCCAGATACTTTTTATCAACGGCAGTCTGCTAAAGGTAAAACCAATATATTTCCACCTAATGCTAAGAATGATAATTTTGATTGGTGTGAAGAGCAGTTCTATCATTCAATCGGTCGTGATGAATTCCCAGGCAGTGAAACGTATTTAAAGATCAGGGAAGACTTATTAAAGCAAATTGATGCTATTGAAATGAGACATATTCATGAGTAAAAATTGGGCAACTGTAAAGTATGAGCTTGGTCTAATGACTAAGCAACAACGATTTAATTACTTCAAGTATTTTAAGCTTCAAAGACCTCGATGGTCTGACCATCTAATGGATGCATTGTATTTAGTGGTTGTTGACTTGCATACGCAATCTTATGCAGCTCAGTTATATGGCATGCATAAGCAAGAAGTTAACCGAGCTATTCAGAAGTATAAAGCTTATTTAGGTGGATGAAGTTTGTCATACAAATACTCACCTGCCTCATATCCCATATAAGGAACTTGCGCAAGAGCACCTACAGCTCTTGTTGCAGGATGTGGGAATGCACCAATTACTCCACCTGCACCACTTAACATTTCTAAAGCGCCTTTAAGCTTTTGGCCTTCACTAAAATGTTGTGCACCTGACATTGCTTGTGGTACTCCAAGACCTGCGCTTAACCCAGGTGCTATGTACTTTAAACCTGGAGTCTTGTTAATAAATTCATTTACTTTACCTGCAGCATTCATAGCTTCTTCTGCGTAAGGTACTTTTTCTGATAGAAAACGCTGAACTGCATTAGGCGAAGGTGTTTTAGATTTTAAGCGCTGTTCTATTTCAGCTCTTTCAACAGCAAGATCGTCCAATCTCTTTTGTAATGCAGAAGCTCGAGACGGCGTTGCTTTTTTCATCTTCTCTAATTCAGCTGCTGATTGAGCAGCAATCTTTTGATGCTGATCTCTTAATTGCTGAGCTGCTAAATAATTTCTTAAAGCCATTGATTTAGCAGCTTCTTGCTCTTTAGTTAAGATAGGAGCCACATCACCTTGACCTGGGACATAAATACCTGCATTTGTAAGGTTATACCCAGGTGGTCGATCTTTAGCAAGTCTAGATAATTGACCTGCTTCTGAAACTGTAGTTTCTGCTGCCCCTGTAGGCGTTCCAGTAGCTGCTGATGTAGGAATCCATTTTTGACCGGCACCTTCAGTCGGAATTGCATCTAATTGTTGTGCATGCTCAGTCGCTTGTGCAAGCATGTCCTCTGCATTCTTTAAAGCATCTAACTTATCACCATGTAGTTGATGAGCTGTGTCAATGGTAGCTGCATGCTCGGTATTTACTTGATTCAATAAGTCAGCTGCTTTTGAATGAGCAGAGATCTTACCTGCCAAAAGTTCTTGGTCTTTAATAAATTCAGGGCTTAAGTTGTAAGGTTGAGGACCATATTTAGCAGCAGCCGCACCTGCAGCTGCTCCTCCTAATGCAGGCATCATATAGTCTGCAGGCACCCCTGTAACAGTTACTGAGGACTGAGGTGAAGAAGACTGTGAAGAAGACTCATAATTAATACCACTATATGGGCTATTACTAATCTTATCAGATGCATCAGGTGATGTAATAGGCGTATCGCCTATTGTAACAGTGTCATACGGATTAAATTGTTTATCTGCCATAATAGCCTCTATTGTTCACCATAGAACTTATTTACTTTTTCAATATGTTCTCTATGCCGTTGTGGCAAGTCTTTTAAGTATGTATCGCTTAAAATAAATGCACGTGGGTCGGCAGGTTGATTCTTTTGTAACGACTGTCTTTGAAAGTTAGTCCATTCATTTTGAGCATCTAGCAATGCTGCATTATCAACTTGGCGCCTTGTTGCCCATGCACCAATAAACTTAGGAAGCTGATTCATATTAGCATTTAATGCAGATAACTGTTGATCTTGGTAGTTGGTTACACGTGATCCGCCAAATGCTTTGGTCTTATTGGCAATAATGTTATTAATCACCTGTTGTGCAATGATCTGCTGTGCTTTAGCAGCAGCTACTTTTTGGTCAGGGCTTAAGTTTAAGTTCTGATAAACCGGCTCAAAGTTTACCCCTATGCCTGCATGAATACTACCGGCAGTAACGTTCATTCCTTCTTTGAATTGCTGAATAGCAACCTTAGTAGCCGCTTGAGCATAAGTTTCACCGCCTTGTAATTGTAAAGGGGCAAAGATCTTACTAGCATCAGGTCTAGCTGCTATTTTTTTAAGCTCATTTAAGTCAGTATTCGATGCCATTAAGCTATCAGTATCAATCTTACTTAAACCGGATGCTACTTCGGCAGCATCTTTAATTTGTGGCTCTTCAATTTTAGCTCTACGAGCATTGAATTGTTCCTGGGTTTCATCAGGGCGTTGTACTAATGTTCCACTAATAGCGGTAGGACTTGTTTTTGATGAAGATGAAAGCTCCCAATGTCCTGGATCATACTGCGGACTCTTAGGATCAGTTGCCCATGAAGGCTGCACATAACCATTATCTTGCAACCATTGTTTATCTTGAGGAGTCATCTTAGCTACATCAACATCAATGGCTGCCCCTTTTTCATGCATACTGGTTCCGGGTTTTGCAACAGGAAGACCGTTTGGCTGAGTCCCAGGAGTGCCGTTTGAAACACTATCGGCATATAGTTTATCATTTGATCTTAAACCACTAATCACAGGGACACCTGCATTTCTAGCCCCTACTGCAGGATCAGAAAAAGTAGACTCAGTACGAGTAGTGTGAGGACTAGGAAGACCAAGCATAGATCTATAAGCATCTATATTAGCAGTAAATTCTCTCTTTTGGTCAGGGCTCATATTAGCAGTTGCTTTTGACATATCAACGCCTGAGTCAAGCATCTTAATGGCATTTTCCATGTTCTTTTGCTCGACTTCAATGCCTGACTTTAATGCGTTACCTGCGTCTTTATCAAAGTACATTAAAGAAGCTAATTGCTTACCATTGGCAAGGCGGCTAATTCCGGCAGGAACATTCCCTGATTCCAGTGATTGCCTAGCAGTATCTGGGTCAGTGCCTAAAATGCTACCAAGAATCTTATTGCCTTGCATTTGTCGACCAACTTGGTATTGCTTACCAAGAATTTCAGCTCTCATCTGCGCTACTGGAAGTTCTTCACGTCTTTGCTGCTCAACTTGTTGACCTACTACATCCGCAGCATTTGAAACGCCCTCACTCCAATTGCCTGTACGACCAGGTTTAAGAAGTGCACCAGTCACACTAAACCAATTCATCGGTTGGTTAGCACGTTGGTTCAGAGTTTCATTGATTTTATTTAAGGCATCGATATATTTTGTTGAATAGTCGGTGTCTCCGCCTATTTCTGACGGTACTGCCGTGTCTTTTAAAGCATTTAGTGGTGATGTTGCCATAACTTAACCTTTAATTAAGGGATAACTGAATTAAATACACAGCATCCTGGAATTCCACATGAACCTGTTGAATAACCTGAAGGAAGTTGAGAGTTAGTATTTCCAAACAATAATTTAGATAAAGTAGTCATGCCTTGACTAGCTGCACAACCAATTGATTTTCCAAGTGCTGTGCAGCTGATACCGGCGGCTAATGCGCCTAATCCTGCAACTTGCTGTAAAGGTGAAGCCTGATAAGCACCAGGAATCGGACCTGTGTATGAAGATGCAGTAGAAGTTGGCATTGTATAGCCGCGTAATAATGCAGATTCATTTGTTAATTGCTGCATCGGGAATAATTGTGCATTTTGTTTAATAGTTTGGCATTGAGCGCCTAAGGTAGATAATGCATTTACACAACCTAGTCCTAAGTTCTGAGTAGTTGTAGCTAAGTTACCAAGTGTATTAGCAGCTGCTAGTTTATTAGCTTGACATTGCTGTAATGCCTGCTCTTGAAGCTGTGTAATGCCTAAGTCTGCATTAGATAAGTTTTGTGCTAATGCACCTGCACCTCTTGAAGAGCCAAACTGACCTGCGCCTACAATTCCTGATGTAGTTTGTGGTGCCAAGTTCATAGCAATATTGGATTGACCATAATTGCCTACAGCGCATGCTAAATTAGTACCTTTAACTTGTTCAGCAGCGCATACTGCAGCGTTTAATGCAGGTTGATAATTTCCTGCATTCTTAGCAACTTGACAAAATGCTTGTTGCTGTAAAGGAGTAGCACCAACATACTGAGCACCAGTGGCAGCAGTTTGACCTTGTTTTGCCAGATTACTTAAATAGCAAGTATAAAACTGAGGGGCAGCTGTTGCTGAAGTCTGAGTGGTTGTAATATTAGGAAGCGCAGCTCCTTGTGTAAAGGATCCTCCTTGAGGAGAACCAGGGGTTGCTCCTATACAAGGAATTGCAGGTGATGCTGATGGTAGTGCCATAATTAACCTTTCGAATGCCGTTTCAAGGCTTCTTTCATATATGCCAAAGGTGATGCCTTAGGCGGTATTTTATCGGAAGCTGCTGATCGTTTATGTTCACGTAAAGACTCTCTAAAATGATCTAAGAGTTTTGCTCCAGCATCGCTAGAACCATTACCAAGAGCGGCAACAGTATCAGCATCAAACACATATTCGCCATCAGCAAGCATTGCAGGAATGTCATCTGACTGTCCATCACCTTTACCTTTTACATAATGCCCAGTGGCTCCAGTAATGAATTCAGGAACATGCTCATGTTCGCCATGCTCTTCATGCTGTGCGCCACCTTCTTTTTGTCCACTGAGTAATTTTAATCCGGAATTCATAAGTGCGCCAGATCTATTTCTTGAATTTTGATCTTGGAATCGTTGCATAATATCAGCTTGACTGCCACCTTCTGCAGCTACTGGATAGCCAGGTGAAGGGTTGACATCATTTTGACTGCCTAATACTGTTTGCATTAATGCTGCATATGGAACTGTCTGAGGAGTTGCACTAGTGGCTTGAGTGGGCATACCAGTAGGGTCGCCTACTCTTAAATTCGTAGGTGCTAGAGTTTCTGTAGAAGATGGTGTTTGAGATGATGAGCTGCCTAAATTCTCTAACTGCGTCAATGGTTTAAGTATGCTAGTATTCGTATTGTAAACAGGAGCTGCCGCTAATCCTGGGCTTTGTAGTGGAGTAGGCAATGCCCCGCTTCCACTGCTGCCCCCTGATGTTCCACCAACCATACTTGTTCCAGCTGATGTCAATGCACCACTAACATTTTGCTGAGTTTTGGCCCCTTTACTAGCCCCGCATGGGGATAATAAGCCAGCCAATACTTGTTTACCAAATGTTGTGCCTGCTGTTGTACCTGCAGCTTTTAGTGCTGCTTGCTCAGCAGGTGTTAATCCTGACGGATTACATGCAGATGTAGGGCCGCAATATGGAGTACTGTTACAGTGAACAGGGGCAGGTTGACATGCAGTCTTGGTAGGTGTGCAAGTTGGCTCGGTAGGTGTGCAAGGTACAGCCCCACAACCCGGAGTACTTGTAGGTCCGCATGTAGGAGAAGGCGAGGAACCACTTCCTCCACAGAATAGACAGACTACATCGCATATTATTCCGCCCCCGCCACATCCTCCAGTTACTGCACACACAAGATCAACTGCTGTACAAAAGAATCCGCCCATAATTTACTCCATCACTATTGTGTATATTTTTTCAAAAAAGTTTGCCCCTATGCGCTCAAGAATTGGACTATAGTCTAATGACGGTTTAACATGAAACATAATTCTTTGAGGATTACGTTTTTTAATTTCTTCAGTTGTCCACTTAATAAATTTCACGCCTGTCATACCTTTTCTATAATCTGGACTGATATACAACACATCTGAATTAGCAGTAACACTATCGGCATAATGAATATGATTAGTAATAAACCATAAACTGTACCCAATTAATTTGCCGTCATCTCTAATTGTGTGTATTTCCAGTTTTCCTCTTTCGTATAAAAGATTATATTGCTTTAAATTCGGTTTTAATTTAATTACATCTTTACGTTCTGCTATTTCTTTATAGTGCTTTTTAAATAACTCAATTGCCTCTGTAGTAAAAGGTTCAGGAGATTCTTTCTGAAATGTTATCATTTAAATTTTGGTCCAAAATTTTCGAATGCGTTTCACCGTCAGGATCCCCAATCCAGTTTAATACTACTGAATCAGGCTCTTTTTCTTTCCAATGCTCAAAACTTAAAAATGCACCGCCTTCATTAAACGTTCTAACAGAGTGTAGCATTCCGTCAGGCGCATCTGCTGATTTGCCTAACAGCATATGTGCACCATTATCTTTAGGCTTCTGAAATTCAGATAAGTCAGGAAATGTTCCGTCTTCTAATCCAAACTCTAGATTTCCGCCTAAGTAAATAAATGTAGAATCAACGCCTGGGTGCGAATGAAAAGGGGCAGTACTATTAGGCTTGAGTATATACAGCTCAACCTGAAATGCGCCTTCTCTGTACAAACAAAGAGAATAAGCTAAGTCAGTAATGAACGATGCTTGATCAAATGGAGGTCGCAATGGTCGGTTCTTTAACCACCATTGTCTAAATTCAATTACATTAGACCACATGTTTAGCCTCTACCGTCTTTGCATGCATTGGTCCTACATATTCACCTTCCCAGTGCGTTGTTACTGATGATGGATTGTCTTTTAACCAATGTTCAAAAATCAAAAATGAGCCGCCTCTTAATCCAGTTTTCAATGCATGAGGTGTTCCATGATTTCTATCTGCAGTCTTTCCTAACAGCATATGAGAACCATCTTGTGCAGGGCATTGATATGCAGATAAATCAGCAAACTTGCCTTGGCTATCTGAAAATGATAAGTCACCAGTTAAATACATAGAAATTGATTCTACATTTGGATGACTATGCATTGGTGACTCAGTGCCAGGCTTACAGACATATAACTCTACTTGATACTGACCTTCTCTATATAAGCATAAAGAATATGCAATATCAGTTGTATGAATACAATTCTTAAAAGGCGGTCTAATCGGTCTTCCTGATTTAATCCACCAATCTTTAAATTGTTCTACAGTTTTAGTCATTATAGAATTATAGCCAACTTAGAAGGGTTATGAGGAGACGGCAAAATATGCGCATGACTTGCTTTTAATGCTTGCATTACTTTAGGATTTCTAGAAGTAGTATGAAGCACTTTAATTCCATGCTTTTTAGCAATATTTAAAAAATAAGCAATAGACTTTGCTAATACTAACGGGGCATCCATTGTGATGAAGAATACATCGGCATTATGGTCATCAATTCTTTTCAAATACATCAATGTATCATGGTGTTGTAATAGATTTGACTGATGTTCATGAATATCTTTTCTTAATTTAGACAAGATAATTGCAGAATTCATGCCTTTACGACCAGTTTCATATGTAATAATTTGTTCGGGTGTCATATTAAAGTTGCCTTGTGTCTACATTCATAATACCTACTAAGCTTTCAGCCCATTCTTGCCATGTTCCAAAATTTCTAGGATCGGGAACTGCCGATTCTACAAAATATCCTATTCCTTGCATACCATCAGCCCAGTCTCTCCATTTATCCTCAGGAACAGTCCCAAGCTGATTTGAAGCAAATGTCTGCGCCATAGAAGCGCACCAAAAGTCCCAAGACATTCCACGAGGGTCAAATGTGACTGACATTATGGATTACCTGTAGAGCGTACATCACCAACGTCAGCGCTTAATAGAACATTACCCATCTGATAGTTACCATTATACGTATTACTTTCAAAACGTAACCTCATTTCTCGATATTGTTCTTTCATATCGATTTTAAGTGTATTGGGTGAAAATACATAAGGGCTGTATTGGCTAACAACATCTGCATCATCTGCATAGCCTTTACCTTTAATATATAAATTCATATTTCCAACTTGGACAAAATCAGGCTCAACACGTTCTAAACGAATATAGTTATTAGGCCCTTGTAATTGCGCAACTCCTGGACCGCCTTTAACCCAACCAATGCTATTAGTTTCAATGTACGACTGTATTGCATCTACCTGCGTTAAATAAACTTGATCAACGCCTGTTTCATGCTGCCAAATAGTATACGTTCCTGAAGTATTAGCGGTTACATCAGCCCAAACAGGATATTTAAAAACTTCAGAGAACACGCCTGCCGAGCGACTAGCACCTGGCGCAAAACCTGCATCATACCAAGATTTTTCTCTTACATTATAGATAATGGCATTATTACATTCTGTTGAGCTACCTGCAGGATAGAACCACCAGATTTCACCCCAACGAGGAATTTTCATTGCCCAAACTTTTTGTCTTTGTGCAAAGTTTAGATTGTCAAAGAAATAGTTTTGATTCACAGGGTTTGGTATTTCTTGAACCACACCGTTATACATTAAGAATCGATCTACACCAATCCAATAAAAAATACCATCATACTCAATTACACAATTAGATGATAAGATTGATGTTTGTGTAGAGATAATGTCATATCTCCAATATAGTACTGATGTACCTACAGTCTGCGGAGCATATGTCACACGAGTTAATTGGTCCAAACTCCAAAATAAACCAGCAGGAGATGTTGTACCACCACGTAAAGGCATACCTCTGACAACTTTAGTGGAGGACACTGTATTATTGTTTGCATCAGCCCCTACCCAGTTATTTAAGTTTCCTGCAGAGTTGTTTTGGATTAACCCATTATTACCATACACAAACAAGTAAGGATATAAATAGCAAGCGCCACCTGATACAGAAATGTTATTGTCAAATGTTAGAGTTTGAGTTCCTGATGACCCACTAGTTGATAGAATAACGGTAGTTACTGTACCTGCAACAGACGATGATACAACTGTTGTTCCTGCACTGAACCCACCGCCTGAGACTGTTTGGCCTACGCCAATTAAATAATTTCCAGAGCTAATAGTAAATGTTGTGCCT